AGTTTTTTTTATTGCTCTTTAGGAAAACGAGGCTAGAACACAATGGCAAAGACTGACTCGGCAAGCGGCGCGGTCAGCGCGTTCCAATCTGCTATGACTGATATTGAACCGCCCGCCCAGGTTACATTGCGCGAACAAGACTGGCCGTTCTGGTATGCTATCACGCGCGCGCGCGCGAAGGAGAGCTGGACAGACATCGATCTTGTTCACGCTGCCAGCCTTGCACGCACACAAGCCGACATTGAGCAGGTTCAGTCAGAGCTTAATGAGGAGGGCTTCACGCTGGTTAATGATCGCGGCACTGTGGTAGCCAATCCGAAGAACAGCATCCTTGAAACTTTGTCCCGCCGCTCTATCGCACTTAGCCGCTCACTACAAGTTCACGCTCACGCCACCCAAGGCGACAGCCATGAGCAGGTGCGCAAGAACAAGACGCAGAAAAAGGCGCAGGACGCAATCAAGGACGCGGGCGATGACGGGCTGATTCCGAGGCGCGCCCATTGACCGCCCAGCTCCCCGCCAACGTCCAAGCCGCCATCAAGTGCGGGCCGGTGCCCAAGCTGCGCGACTGGCGATCATTGCCGAATGATGAGCTGACCCGCGCCGAGCGCAACATGCGCTTTGCTGAGCGCTATTTAGTGGTGCCGGATGGTCGCTACGTTGGCAAGCCTATCGTTTTGGCCCCGTTTCAGGAGGCGTTTTTTTACTCGATTTTTGACAACCCCGCCGTTACCCGCCGCGCCTACCTTAGCAAATCGAGAAAAAATGCAAAAACCGCGACAATAGCAATCATTCTTATTTGCTTTCTGGTAGGGCCAGAGGCGCGAGAAAACGCACAGATATGCTCAGGCGCTATGAGCCGCGACCAAGCTGGCGTCGTGTGGAAGCTGGCCAGTCAAATGCTTAGCCGGTCGCCTGAGCTGGAACCGTTGGTGCACGTCATCCCGTCCAGCAAAAAGCTGATCGGCCTACCGATGAACGTCGAGTACAGGGCGCTGGCTGCCGAGGGCAAGACGAACCACGGCGCGAGCCCGTTGCTCGCAATACTTGACGAGACTGGACAGGTGCGCGGGCCGCACAGTGATTTTGTCGAGGCTATCGAGACAGCGCAGGGCGCACACGAAAACCCACTACTGATAGTGATTAGCACGCAGGCCGCCACCGACGCCGATTTGCTGTCGATATGGCTAGACGACGCCGAGCGCTCAGGCGATCCACGGATTGTTAGCCACGTTTACACGACCGACAAAGATTACGAGCTGGACGACCGTGACGGCTGGGAGCAGGCGAACCCCGCGCTTGGTTTGTTTCTCAACGAACAAGAGCTTATCGACGGTGCAGAGCGCGCCAAGCGGATGCCCAGCTATCAGGCCACGTTTCGTAACCTACACCTAAACCAGCGCATCAGCGTGGTGAACCCGTTCGTATCCGTCGACGTGTGGAAAAGTTGCGGCGGTGAGCCTGACTCACTGGCTGGGCTTGAGTGTTACGCAGGGCTAGACCTTTCAGCGCGAACGGATTTGACGGCGTTTGTTGTTGTGGGGCTTGGCCCTAACGGGATTGAGCACGTTTATCCGTTTTTCTGGACGCCAGAGGAGGGCATTTACGACCGCTCACGGCGTGATCGCGTTCCGTATGACGTGTGGGCGCAGCAGGGCTTTTTGCGCACAACGCCCGGCGCTACAGTTGATTATTCGTTCGTAGTTGCCGAGATCGCCGAGATAGTGGCAGATTTAGACCTGCGCGCTATTGGGTTTGACCGTTGGCGCATGGACATTTTCAAAAAGGAGCTTGAGCGCATAGGTATTGATCTGCCGATGCAGGAAGTTGGGCAGGGGTTTAAAGATATGTCGCCAGCGCTGGACGTGCTAGAGTCTGAGCTACTAAACGGCAGAATCAGACACGGCAATCATCCAGTGCTGACCATGTGCGCGGCTAACGCCGTTGTAACCAAAGACCCCGCCAACAACCGCAAACTGGACAAGCACAAGGCAACTGGTAGAATTGACGGTATGGTGGCGCTCGCTATGGCTGAGCGCGTCAAATCTATGGAGGCCGCCGAGGTGATCGACTTGGACGACATGCTAGCCAACCCACTGGTGCTATAAATGAGCGTTTTTTACGCGATTCGCAATTTTTTCCGTGGTCCCGGCGCGCCTACACGCGACGTTGGCACCCAAACCAACCAGCCAAACTATGCCGTTAGCGCCGCTGCTGAGGTTTCGACCGACACAGCACTGCAGGTTAGCGCTGTATGGCGAGCGGTGCGCATCATCGCTGAGGCGGTCGGCTCTATGCCTTTCGACATCTACGAGACTGGCGACAAGCTGGCACCGGCTGATGGCTTAGATGTTCGCAATTTACTGCGGCAAAAGCCGAACCAGTACCAGACTAGCGTAGAGTTTTGGGAATCGGTCGTGCTCAACCTAGCACTATCGGGCAACGCCTATGTGATTATCCAGCGACTAGGCAGCGGGCGCATCACCGGCCTGTTGCCGGTATCGTCGGCGCAGGTAGAGACGCAACTGCTGCCAGATGGCACCGTTGTTCACGCCTACACCAGCGGCGCAGACGTTAGGGTGTACTCGTCGGAATCCATGTGGCACATCAAACTGTTCGGTAACGGTATCGTGGGCATGTCGCCGCTGTCCTACGCTCGAAACAGTATTGGTATTGCGCAGGCGGCAGATAATCGCGTTGGGGCTATGTACTCCAACGGCGCGAAGCCGTCCGGCGTGCTGACCATCGACAAAACATTGACGGATGAGCAACGCAAGCAAATCAAAAGCAACTACAAAGAGATGAGCAGCGGCAACGACGACCGCTTGTTTGTGCTAGAAGCCAGCATGAGCTACCAGCAGATCAGCATGACACCCAAAGACATGGAGCTGATCGACGCTCGCCGCTTTCAGATTGAGGATGTAGGCCGCTTCTTCGGCGTTCCGTCCATCCTGCTGAACCAGACTTTTGGCCAGTCGTCGCTAGGCTCGAACGTCTATGAGATCATGAGCGCGTTTTACAAGCTGGATTTGCGCCCTTATCTGGAAAAAATCGAGGCCAGCATAAAATGCTGGTTAATTGACGCGAAAGACTTCGACAAATACGAACCGCGCTTTGATTTTGACGCTTTACTGCGATCTGATACACTAACCCGTATGCAAGCCTACCGCGAGGCAATCAACAGCGGGCAGATGATGCCTAACGAGGCGCGAAGCGCCGAGGGCAGGCCGCCAGTAGACGGCGGCGACCAACTGCTAATACAGGGCGCGATGGTGCCGATTATGCAGGCTGGGCAGAAGATTAACACGACACCTATAGGTGGTAACGATGAGACATAAGGGCTTAGCGCTAGACGGCATCGGTTTGAAGCTGGCAGGTGGCGACACTGAGGCGCGTAAATTTAGCGGCTATGCCAGCGTCTTTGGCGGCGTCGATAGCTACGGCGATACGATCATGCCAGGCGCATACAAAAACACGATTACCAACCGCCAGCGCCCTATTGCTATGCGCTGGAACCACACCGGCCCTGTCATCGGCAAGTGGACAGAAATCCGCGAAGATGAAAAAGGGTTGTATGTCGAGGGCGAGCTGACCAGCGGCCACTCTGTCGCAGACGATGCCTATGCGCTGCTAAAGCACGGCGCTATCAGCGGCATGAGCATTGGTTATTTCCCCGTCAAGGAGGAGCCAAACGAAACCGGCGGCAGTGACTTGCACGAGATCAAGCTGGTAGAGATCAGCATTGTAGAGACGCCTGCCGACCTATCGGCGCAGGTGGGCAGCATTAAATCTGCCATCGACGAAGCCGACAGCTACAAACAAATTGAACGCCTCCTGCGTGATGCAGGCGGTTTTTCACGATCTGAGGCGCAAATGCTCGTTTCGCGCGTCAAATCGCTGGCGCTGAGTGATTCAGCGGCTAAACCCTCCGAGGTGATCTCGGATTTGTTCCAGCGAGCGAAACTGTAAAAACCAAACACACATTTACTGTCGAGAGACAGCAAGGAGTAGATTTATGGATGCCGAGATCAAATCAGCATTTGACGATGGTTTTACCGCCATCAAATCCCAGCTAGACGCCAAATTAGCCGAGCATACCGCGCAGATCGAGCAATCAGGCAAGGCCAGCACTGAGCTGACCGGCAAAAT